TTAATAAATGTATTAGCCATTAATTTAAAAAGAAGTTTTGTGCTTCAACTTCATCCTTCAAGTCTTGTTGATACGTTGTATTTAATTTTTGTACAATACCATCAATATCACGAACCAGTGATCTTGCTGTAATGACATCATACTCTTGATTCGGTTGTGTAAGTGATTGTACGATTTTAGCCATTATCTTCTACCATCCGAGTTGTAATCGATTCTAAATGTTCCAAGTCTCCAAAACTGATCTGTAGAATCATTAGAAACTTTGAGTGCTATAAATCTAGCTCTAGCTCGTGTGTCTATTTTTTGTGTAGCAGGGCTAACAGTGAATGGACCAAGTGATGAACTTGCTGCAGTGTCGTTTGGAAAATCTCTTAAATCTAATTGTATTTTTGCGTTTCCTGTTTGTGATAAAAAGTCTGGTAACACACGACTAACTCTCATCATGGTATCACCATCACCTTGTAGTCCTTCACGCTGACCAATATCAAAATCACCTGATTTAATATTTGCAGCAATCGCTGTGGTTTGTCCTGCTAAAACTTGGTTAAGTCCTGTTTCATGTTGATAGTAAACAGAACAACCATCTTGATTACCTTGTACATAGGTTGTTGATGTTGAATCTACATTTGAACTATCATCATAATCTGTTGCATGCGGTTTACCAAAAATTGCAGAGTCAGACCAAGCGGTTCTGTCTAATGTGCCAATTGACCAGATCGGTCTTTCCGCTGTTGAGTCTAAATAATTATAAGAAACCATTCGATTAACTGTGTTTGATCCAGCGTTTGGATAGAACCACATCACTTCACCAAACAAGTTATTCAGTCCAGCGTTGATATGTTGTCTTGGTGTTGTATTTAAATCATCGTAAACATGGTCTTCAACTAAACACGGTAATGATTCTAGTTTACCAGTATATCTAAAAAAACCATTCTCTGACATCCAATAAGCTGTTCCATCAACTTCAACAGCAGCGTTCTGTCCAATCAAACCACAATTCGTTCCAACTTGTTGAAACGAGAATGTAAATGGTGGTCCAACAAAACGCATAATAAATAATGCCGTGTCAGTCCAAACATAGATTGCATCACGACCACGAATGGCTCCAACGATCCGTGATCCGTCGGCCAGTCTCTGTGTACCGGCAGTGTTGGTTGATGATGGAGCATACGATGTGGTTGCATCAATACTTTCTTGATCTGAGAACCTGATAAACATTGGATCTTTAGTTGACTTTGTACCAATCGTTGTTTCAGTTCCAAAAAATATTAAGTGTCTGTCTGGTGTAGAGACTAATGTTGTAGCAGTTGCTGTTGGTGCGTTTGCTAATATTGTTGCACGTGTTGAGTTTGCAGCAGTTGCTTCTGAGTTCCAACTAAATGTTTCACCACCGTTAATGGTTGCAATTAATAAATTACCAAAGTTATCAAGAGACCAGATTCCTGGTGCAGTAACAACGTCTCCTGATGGAGCACTGTTCCAAGCAGCAAAAGAGGCAGCATCCGTTACCGTTGCTCCAGAACTGTGAGCAGCAGCCGTAGTTCCTTGTGCTCCTCTTGTTAAACCTGATAGTGTTCCAGAGTCATCGTTTGCTGTGTAAGTAATAAGTTCAGTTCCAATCAACACCGTTCCAGATGAAGAGAACGAAGATGAACTTGCCATGGTTAAACTTGTAGCGCTATCGGTTAGAGATGAAGATAGCGTTGACGTAAACTGTCCTGATAATCGACCACCCCATTGTCCAAGACCCCAACCGGTTGCAGCTGTTTCTAATGCCAGACCCACAGGATAATAATACTGAACTCGTATACCTCCAGATGTCGTTGCACCAGAACCAGACTCTGCTGATGGCATGGTAATTGTAATCGTCGTATCAGATGGAATAGTGGTGACTGCAAATTTTTTATCATCAAAGTCTGTAGATACAAAATTAGAATTAGTGATTGATGAAAAGTTATCTAGTAAAATAACATCTCCAACATTTTCAATATTGTGTGCACTAGCAAAAGTAATGGTAACGGTTGATGATCCGTTAGTGGTTGTAAACGCACTTGTTAATGTTGTTGTTGATTTAATTGGATGAATATCGTAGAAGACACCACCTGAATAAACATACAATACTCTATTAGTTCCAAGCGCTGCATATTTAATACCCGCTGTTGTTACAAAATGATGGATAGCTGTATTACGGCCCGTAATTTTTGTATCACCAAGCTGTGTCCAACCACCTATCTTTTCAGGAATCCCATATCTAAATCTAATATTATCACCATCAGTCCATTGTCCCTCACCACTAGACGAACTAACTTGTTTATTTATTCCTGGTGCAAACCTTAATTTTTGTAACATAATTTACCTCGTATTATTTAGTGCCAAGGTAGACCGGTGGTATGATCGGTGAGGTCTACCCTAGCATTAAAAAACTATATCACTTTTTAAACCAGGATGGAAGACCAAGATGTGGTCTCCTATCAAATTGATTTTCTTTAGAGCCTTTTGTTTTAGCGTTGTTGTAGTGTAAAAAAACTTGTCCGCAATCAGTGCCTTTAAAAGCATCTCTCCAGTGTTCTAAAATATTGCCTCGGTAAACTAACATGTCTCCAGGTTTTAAATCTACTTTTACACCTTTTGAGTCTGATTTTACGTATTGACCATCTTTACCAACACCACCTTTTTTAGGATTTGGTTCAATATAAATTGGCCATTTATCGCCACCAAGATTTAAAGTGGTTGATATTTCACAAGAAAAGCGATCTTTGTGTTTATGTAAGATATCACCTTTTTTATAAATCCTAGCATAAGAATAAGTTTCAATTAATTTAAGTCCTGTCTCTTTTTCCATTACAGGTTTTACATCTGCTAATAACTGCTCCATTGCAATATCTCCATAGTGAGAATACGTTTCAGGAACTTGCTGATCATTCCAAACACCAAACTCTGTAGTGAAAGGTGAGATGTATCTGGTATCATAAAACGTTCTTGCAACTTTCCTTTTAAGTAAAAAATATCTGTAAACAAAATCAGCAATCTTTGGATCCACTGCTTTTCTAATAACGGTATATCCTAATTTTTTAAAACTCATTTTTTCTTTCCTCCTTTAACTTGGTTTCTAACTGTTTCAGTAATCATTTTTCTTACTGCTTGTAAATTAAAATGAATAAATCTAAAGTCTTCCACTCCAGGATCAACGGTATATTGATGCTCTAAATAAGCTGGAATAAAAATCATTGTGCCTGGTTTTGGTTTATAATGGATTAAAGGTGAAGTTGGTGTTACTTCATCTGCATTTTTTTGTGGGAGATCATTCATAAGTTTGGCTTGTCTTGGATCATGGAATACTGGCATTGATGTTTTTTCACTACAACGTAAAAAATAAAAACCAGAAATATGGTTGTCATAGTGAATATGACCTTCGTGATGTCCGCCACCTTTATCAGCAAAGTGTTGCACCCAAAACTCTGTCCAAAATAATTCATAATTAGATAGATCGTAACCCATGCTATCAAGAACATTCCATGAGGTTGCTCCAACATAATCTTGAAACTCTTTTAAATCTGGGTCATTAATTAATGATCCTGAGTGATGAGACATATTTACATCTCCTAAACCTTTTTTCTTCCACTCTTTTTCTCTTTTTTTAATTGTCTTTTGGTTATTTTTTCTAGCTTGTTTAATATATTTGTTACACACTTTATCAACGTGATCAACCCATTCAGGTATTTCAATATGATAAATTGGTGTTTGGAAATAAAATGATGTTTGTAATTGATCTTCTCTCGCCATACTTTCTCCTATCTAAATGGATATCCTAAGTTCCAAATTACCAAAGAATATCTTGTTCCTTTTGTTACTGGTTTTACTCTATGCCATACGAAAGATGGAAACACAACAATCGAACCACGAGGCAGTATTTCAGTGCACGTTCTTGTAATAGTTGGATCATCCATGTTTCTAAACTGAAACTGTAATTCACCACCTTTGTAATCTTTAGGATCTGATAAACAACAGGTAACCGATAGTTTTCTAATTTTACCATGTGAGTTTTGATTATCTGGATTATTGTATGGGGTTTCCCAACTATCACAGTGCCAATCATAAAATTGATTAAGTTTATATTTTGTAAACTGACAAGATTCTGAAAAATCCCAATCAAAATTCCATCCAGCGCTTTTGTTTGCTTGATGAACATAAGGTTGTATTTCTTTATACACCCAACGATCATTCATCCATACAATATTAGAATCTCTTTTTTGTTTTAAATCTTTAATATCTTTTTCATCTAACTTTTGACCTTGCTCTCTTTTTTTAGTTTGGCCACCTGTTAGAGCAGTTTGTTCACGTTGTAAGTTTCCATATTCAATTAACTCATCACAAAATCTAGGCGTGAGCGCAGATTTAAAAAACCAATAATAATTTTGTAAATTCATACCTTCTGATAAAAAGATATCATTTTTTAATTAACTGTCAAGGTCCCAGAAACTGTGAATCTTGCAACTGTAGCTCCACCAACACAAGATACAGTATTTGTACATGGTGCTACTGATAAAGGTGCACCTGCTGGTGATCTTATAACCACAACACCAGAGCCACCTGTTCCACCAGTTGAGATTATTCCTGAACTTGGAGATCCAACACCTCCACCGCCTCCTCCAGTATTAGCTGTTCCAGCGTTTCCAGTTGTTGATGGTCCCATAGCTTTACCTGCTGCGCCACCGCCAGCACCGCCAGAAGAAGTTCCAGAGTTACCTCCACCTCCACCGCCACCGCCTGCGTAAGATACGTCAGAGCCTGTGATAGTGTTTGGTGCTCCTGCTCCACCACATCCACCTGTATTATTTCCACCCGCAGTTCCGGCTGCAGTTGCTCCACCACCGCCACCTGCTCTTGAATAAGGTTGATGACAAGCTATACCGTTTCCACCTGCATTTCCTTGTGGTGGACTGACTGGTGGTGTATTTCCTGTACCTCCAGTTAAAGGCGCTCCACCTGAACTACATCCTGATGTTCCTCCACCTCCGGAACCTCCATTAGCATGAGACTGAGCGCCTCCACCTGGATCATATTTTTTACCACCTCCTCCACCTGCGGATGTGATTGTTGAAAATACTGAATTTGAACCTGCTGCTGATATACTTGGAGATCCAGCTGGATTTCCACCTGCTCCACCCGCTCCTATTGTAATTGGATAACTTCCTGGTAATAAACCTAAAGAAGAGCCTCGTAAAGGAGAGGGACCAAAACCAGAGGCACGATAACCACCAGCTCCACCACCACCACCTGTCGTATTATCTGGAACAGATCCACCAGCACCACCTCCACCTGCAACAACTAAATAATCTAAATTTGCAAATGATTTATCTCCACCTGCTATGTCTAAAGTTCCCGATGACGTAAATGTTGCAACCTGATCAAAACCCGATGGTGAACATGAATTTGATGCAAGGGTTAAAGATCCTACAGGAGAAGGTGAAATAGTAAATGAAGCTCCTACTGTTGGTGCTCTTACAATAACAACTCCTGATCCACCTGCTGCACCAAGGTTTCCTCCACCTGCACCACCGCCAGTGTTAGCTGTTCCTGCAGTGGCAGCACAACCTGGTGGTCCAACACCTTTTCCTCCAGCACCACCGCCACCTGCACCACCTGAACCTGCGGTGCCGGCATTAACTCCACCACCGCCTCCACCTGCATAGGTAGTTGCTGTTCCTGTAATTGAATTTGATTTACCTGCTCCTCCAGCTCCTCCTGTGTTACCAGAACCATCGCCTCCAGCAGCATTAGCACCTCCGCCACCTCCAGCGGCTCCATTTGGACTTGGCGATCCACCTCCGCCATCGTTTCCTTGTGGTGGACTAACTGGTGGAGTATTTCCAGAACCACCTGAAGTAGCTCCGTCTCTAGCACCTCCGCCTCCAGAACCTCCGTCTGCACCTGCACCAGCAGGGACACTAGGTCCAGCACCACCACCTCCACCACCTGCTGAGGTTATTGTTTGAAAAACTGAATTACTTCCATTTGTAGCAGTTCCAATTGGAGGGTTTGCTGCTCCTCCAGCTCCAACGGTAACAGCATAAGAACCAAGAGGTGTGAATAACGGATCAACGGATGAACAACCAAAAGATGTTCTAAAACCTCCAGCTCCACCACCGCCTGAGTCATATCCACCAATGGCATCTGCTCCACCGCCGCCTCCGGCTACAACTAAATAATCTACATCAATACCAAATTGTGGCCATGATCCACATTTAACAGCACTAAACTGACTTTGCATTGACCACACACCGCTTGCTTTGTTTAATTCTTTTACGACTACGACTCCTGATCCGCCTGCGCCACCTGCTCCACCAGGACCTGGCACTGGACCAGCGCCACCACCGCCTCCACCACCACCAGTGTTAGCTGTTCCCGCTGTGCCTGCTCCTCTTGGAAAAGCACCGCCTGCTCCACCTCCACCTGCTCCACCTGCACCTGCAGCGTTAGTGGTTGTAATTGGAGTTGCTGGTGAGTTAGTGGCACCTCCGCCACCTCCACCTGCGTAAGTAGTATTTGAACCTGTAAGTGTTGATGGAGCTCCTGCTCCGCCAGCAGTTGAACCAAAACCTGGTGAGCCAACGTCTGCTGCTGCTGCACCAGCACCTCCACCACCAGCGGATCCAAAAGAACAAGGAGTTCCAGGAACAGCTCCACCAGGATTTCCTTGTGGAGGAGCCACTGGTGGTACGTTCCCTTGTCCTTGATCAGCTCCAGGGTTATTACCAGTTATACCACCGCCTGAACCACCATCAAAAGCATTTGATGTGTTTTTATCAGGAGAACATCTTCCATGTCCTTTTCCTCCACCTGCTGAAGTAATTGTTGAAAAAACTGAGTCACTACCTTTAGCTGCATTACTTGCTCCAGATCCACTTCCTGCTGCACCAGCTGCACCACCTGCACCCACTGTAACCGGAACTGTCCCAGATGCTAAAACACAACTAACTTGTCTAAAACCACCTGCACCAGCACCAGCACCGCCAATAGAAGAACCAGAACAAGCTCCACCGCCACCGCCACCTCCAGCTACAACTAAAGTTTCGACAACTCTAGTTCCAGGTTGAAGGGCAAGACAACCAGATGAAGTTTTAGTTGTAACAGTGCATTTACCAAAACTAGATGAGTTAACTTTACCTATGACTCCGCCATTTACTGAGCTAGACCTATTACTTGGCATCCGGATTCTCTCCTATGACCAGCTAGAGCCGTTCCAAGAATAAACTGTCGGTGTTTCCGCTGTGTCGTTTGATTTTGTTGCTTTCCAACCTTTAGTATTATCTGCATTATAAGCATCTTCATCCCAATAAATTGAGTAAGTCCAAACTGATGGATCTTCTCCATCATTTGTTACTGATGGGAATGTAACCGGTGCTTGCCAATCATCATTACTATCTAATGACCAAGATGCATAAGGTTGAGGTGTAATAAATTTATTTTTTGATTCATCAAATCTGTAACCGATTCCTGCGTATTGTTTTCTAAAATTGTTATTATAAGATGTTTGCTTCCAAGTACCACCTCCAAAAAAATTAACACACCATGTTTCACCATCAACGTGCATATCATTATCTCCAAGAGTTCCACCATTAGCAGCAATATCATTACCAACAACAACCACTCTTTCTACAATTAAATGAGTATCAGATGTAAAACCTGTTGGGTCTGTTTTTGATTTTAGTTCTGCAAAATGTGCCATCTTTTTTCCTCCTAATTATCTATATATATTTTTAAAATTAAAATCCAGTCCAATCTCCACTTTTAACTAAAGTATATACTGTATTTATGTTCCAAATTCCAGGGGCTGATTTTGAAGTGGTTGCTGGTTCTTTAATGACAACTATACCTGAACCACCATTTCCACCTGAGTCTGCTGCACCTCCATTTGGGCTTGGTGCATTTCTTCCTAAACCACCTCCACCGCCACCAGTATTTGCAGTTCCAGCTCCTCCCGTGTTAACAGGGGTATCACTACCAGTTGCTCCACCTCCTGCACCGCCACCGCCAGCTCCACCTGAACCTCCAGCACTTGGACTTGAACTATTTGGTGAAAAACCTCCACCACCGCCACCTCCAGCGTAAGTTACATCTGATCCTGTAATCGTATTGGGTGCTCCTGCACCGCCAGCTCCACCAGCAGTACCTGCATTACTTCCAGCGGCTGTTGCTCCACCACCACCTGCTCCACCAGTGCTTGGTGCAGCACCTCCGGGATTTCCTTGAGATGGACTAACAGGTGGAGTATTACCATTGCCTGCACTAGAACCACTTGTAGCACCACCTCCTGATCCTCCATTATATCTTGCAACACCTGGGCCATCTCCACCAAAACCACCTGAACCTCCGCCTGTTGCGGTTATAGGTGCAGCTGGATTTGCAAAAACTGAATCATTGCCTTGTAAACCAGGAGTGCCAGGACCTGCTCCACCAGCACCTACTGTAATAGAATATTCAGTTCCTTTAGTAACTGGAACTGCTGAACCTCGTAAAGGAGATGGTCCAAAACCTGATGCTCTGTAACCTCCGGCTCCTCCACCGCCACCAGATGATGATGCAGGGATTCCTCCGCCACCACTTCCTGATCCTCCTCCAGCAACAACTAAATAATCAACATTAGCAGTTGCTTGCGCAGTAAAAGTTCCTGAAGAGGTAAACGATGTTACTTTCGCAGAAAAACTTTCTGTTTGAACAGTTTGAGTTGGTCCTATAATTCCGCCATTTGCCATAGCTACTTAGAACCTCCTATGCGTCGTCTATTGATTCATATGATACAAATAATTCTAAATCCGAAGCAGCGCTCGCTCCACCTTTTAAAACATCTGTTTCCATTAAATAAATTGGAGTATCAAGTATAACTAATGTTGCATCAGCTGGTACTGATACTGTTTTTGCTAAGTGAAAAGTTCCAGACGTATCAAAATTTGAAATACCATCTGGAGTAAAATTTGATTTTGTAACTGAAAGAGTTACATCAGCCGCGTTAGTTCCATCGACATTTGCAACTGTAATTCTATTTATTTTTACAATTTTATTAGAAGCCACTGTCATTAAAGTTGTGGTTACAGTGTTTGATAAAGCAAATCCTACCGATTCACCTTTAATACTTGTTACTGATACTATATTTGGATTTGCCATAATTTACTCCTTTTAGCCGAAAACAATTGCCATTGCAATAGCTTTTCCTGTTGTTATTCCTGCTGCTCCAAAACTTAAAGTTCCAGACCCATCTGTAATTAAGGCCTGATCTGCTGATCCATCAGCGTTTGGAAATGTAAGTCCATCGAGAACAATATTTCCTGATCCATTTGGTGTAATAGTAATATTACCATTAGCACCGTCTACGATTGTAATTACACCTGAGTTTGTTCCTGAGTTAGTATCTAAAATTAAATTGTGAGCACCACTAGAAGTTATGGTTGCATCTGCTGCACCTGTTCCAACAACTGTTTCTCCAGTGCCTTTTGGTTTAATAGCAATGTCAATATTTGAATCACCACCTGTCGCTGATAATGTAGGGTCATTTCCTGTAGCAGCATTTGCTATTGTAAATTCATTTACTGCAGAACTTGTCGCTGTAACTTTTGCAAGTTCATTTCCATTTGTATCTAAAAGTGCAGTTCCAATTTTAGGTGATGTTAAAGTTTTATTTGTTAAAGTTTGAGTGGCAACAAGTGATACTAGAGTTGAGTTAGAACCATCTGGTAATAACAATTCATTTGTAACTGCTGCTGAGTGTGGTTGTGCTTTTAATATTTGACCGTGTGTATTTTGTTCACAATTAAATTGTATGGCACCTGAATTATCATTACCTCTAACAGTTACGTGTCCTGTTCCTTTTGCTTCAATTTCTAAATCAATATTAGAATCACCACCCGTTGTAGATAGTTTTGGTGCATTACCTGTTGCAGCATTTGTTATGTCAAATTGATTAACAGCTGAACTTGTTGTTTGAAATATAATTTGTTCATTTCCGTTTTCATCATTAATTCCATGTGCATCATCAAAAGCTATATTAAAACTATTAGTATCTAAGTTACCACCTAATTGAGGCGAAGTATCATCGACAACATTACTCATTGTTCCAGCTGCAAGACCAGATACAAGGTTAGCTCTTGTTATTTTTTTAAGACCACCACCAGAGGTATCTACCGCCATCAACACATCATCAGCTGCTACAGAAGATATTTCTGATAAATCTCCAACAGCTATTGAATTAAAATTTGTGCCATCTGCAATTAATAAATTACCTGAGGTATTTGTTCCCATGACAATATCATCGCCGGTAACTGTAAGGTCTCCACCAACTACTACATCTCCATTAAATGTAGTTTTTCCTGCTAACGCCATGTCAATATCTAATGCCGTTATTGCTGATGAACCATCTGTTCCTTTTATTTTAAAATTTTTATCAGCAACACTAACTGTAAATTCTACGTCTGAAGAATTATTTGCAATATCTAAAATAGAGGTGCCACCATCTTTAAAAGTTACATTGGCACCGTCAGCGTCTAAAATAATATCAGCAGGTGAATCTATTGTAATATCTCCACTTGATGTTGCAATTGTAACTGCAGCGTCTCCTGTAGAAATATCATCAGCTGCAACACCTAATGCAAAACCTGTATCAACAATATTTGTTCCATCTGCAAAAACTAATTTTGAAGTTTTCTCTGTTGCAGCAAAAGTTACTCCAGTTCCTGAAGCTGTTTTAAACTGAACTGTGTGTGATCCTGATGTTGCATTTTTTACGATGTAAACTTTTTCTAATGAGTCTGGAACCGTTACAATTTGATTGCCTGTTATCGTCCCTGTTAATTCAATAACTGCTTGTCTTGCATCACTGCCCACTGTAGCGTTTGTAATACTTAGTGCAGTTGTTTGTGCACCACCTGCAATAGACTTTGCAACATAACCCGATGTAATTTCTTGAAACATCTGTAGGTTAACATTCGTTTTATCACCCCAAAGACCGGATGCCTCTCCTGTTGCTATAAGTTCTATTCCTAGTGTTGAAAATGATGATGCCATATTTTAATCCTAAGGTGTTGGAGAGTTGACTGGTATTCTGATTGTGCCATCAGTGTAGTCATCTCTTCTACGTTGTCCTATTTGTTCTCCTCCAAATTTTTGTATCTCAGTTTGATATCTTCGTTCATAGTATTGTATCATATCTGGTGGACCTTTCAAGAATCCAAAAGCTTCTACCAAACATGCATACAATAAACCATTTGGAAAATTTAAACTGATGTAACTTGTTTCGTTACTGCTTGCTTCTAATTTATCCGGGATTTTTGTAAAGTCCT